TGAACGGCAGACCACAGCTCCCGACCGAACCAACCCAAAGCGGCAAAGCCAAACCCAACGCCGGTGTTGATCAGGAGCTGCGAGTCCACGGGCCTACTCCGCTTGTTCTTTAGCGTTCGTTGCAGACTTCAACTGAGCAATCTCAGCATCCCGCTTCTCCACCTCGCCGCGAAGAACAATGCAACGCTGCTGGAAAAACGCGAGTTGCTCCTGAAGCTCAACGATAGAAAGAAGTGGCTTGTCGTTGGGGGTCATATTTATTCCTCTAGTTGGCCAAGGTTGCTAAACGGGCCTCTACAGAGGCCAGCCTACGGTCAATCACTTGCAGCGCGGCGACCAGCAACGGGGTGATAGGGGCATAGTCCACTCAAGCGTCAGAGCCCGCAGCGGCCCCCGCCATTACAGCTTGTTCGCGAAGTGTTTGCTCCAAGTGCTGTTTTTCCTCAGCGGTCCACTCAGAAAGTGACTTTTGTTCGTGATCGGGGAAAACATGCTCTCCAACATAAGCTGGAAGTCCATCGATCTCGATCCTGAACCTCGCTTTAGCGATGAGCCCGTATTCATTTTGGGCAAACTGAATCATCTAAAATCTCCCTTACTGGTAGGTAAGCGTGCCGCCAACGGCGACGGTGTAGGTGCCAGACGCCATAGCTAGGCGGAGAATGCCGGAATTTACTGTATACGTTCGGGCCGCGGGGGTGCCCCCTATAGTTCCGCTACTGAGCGCAACCGCACCATTCGCATGGAAAAATACGCAATCGGCAAACTTATTACCAGCTGCCTCGCCACGCACCGTAACAATGCCAACCGCATCACTGCTAATTACATCAAGGATTGCCGCAACCGTACTGATTGTTGGGTTGTACTGGCCAACGTAGGTGGTGAAGTTAGTCCGACTCGACACCGTAAGGGCAATCGCGGTTGCCCGTGCGTTGTTGCCAACACTGGGGTTGACAACGACGCCTTTGGTAAACGTGGCAATCTGCGAACTGTCGAGAGTGAGGGCTGTCGTTGAATTCCCCGAGGCGAATAAAAGACTTGCTCCAGCAAATTTCGTTCTGATGTATGCTGCACTATCGGTGTAACGATAGAGAATCTCAAATCCCTCAGAGTTGGTGGGGGAGCCCATTGCGATCTGGCTGTATCCGGCATCGGCATTCAGTAGATTAATGCCAGCCCCCGTTCCGCCGCTGCTCATCTCGACTACAAGTGGGTGCTGCGCCCCCGCCGTTACAGTGCCCGCGGATGCCTTCATAACGTGCAACACCGAGTCATGCTGCGGCGTGACATTGGCGGCGGAGAGAGTCCAGCCGCCAGTGCTGAGTTCACCGAAAATGTCGTTGTTACCGGCCGCGAATCGGATTTTTCCGCCCACCAACTGAGTGCCAATGGTCAAGTAGTCGCCACTGGCTCCATCTTGCCAAACGACACGGGCCGATGAGTTGTCATCAACGGTGCCCATGACGAGACCTGCGTTGCCGTCCGTACCGGTGAGGGTCTGGATATACGCGGAAGATGCAGCCTCCGCGACGATCAGCGACCCAGACTGCGCCGACACCGCTCCAGCCGTGCCCGACATCACGTGCAGCGGGCCGTCATGCTGCGGCGTGACACCGTTGTCGTAGACCGTCAAGCCGCTGGTGTTCCACTGACCATCGACGCCTGCGTTGGTGTCGATGCTAAGGCCAGCAAAGGTCGGAGAGTCAGTCGTCGCAAGACCAAGCGCGCCGCGCTGAACTGCAGATAGTACCGTCATGACTGAATAATCCTCCAACCGTTCGTCACGCCCTGATAAACCAGAGCAAAGCTCTGGTCGTTAATCGAGCACGTCAGGTCTGTAGCGCTGCCTTGGATGTTCTTGGTGTTCCTGGCAACAGTCAAATTATTGGTGCCGAACTTGCTCGCCGCATCGCAGACGGCGATGTAATCGCCGACCGCCGGAGACGCTGGCAAAGTCAAGGTTACGGCAGCAGAAGTAGTATCAACCATATAGCCGGTACCGGCAACGGCATTAGTATTTCCGCTGATCGCCGACCACGTCACGCCGCCAGTCTGCGCGGCCCATGCGGGCGCTGCGCTGGTCGTGGCGGTCAGAACTTGGCCGGTGGTGCCTGCGGCCGTGGTGGCCATGGCGGTGGTCGTTGAACCGTAAACTAGCCCGTATTGGGTCAGATTGGATGCCTGCCCCGTGCCGCCGTTGGCGACTGGCAGGGTGCCAGAGACACCGGTAGTCAGGCTGACCTGCGCCCATGCCGGATTGTTGTTCCCGCCAGTGTTTGACAGATACCGAGTGGCATCCGTGCTTTTAGAAAGTTTAGAAATCGTCGTCGCGGCACTGGCGTACAGAATGTCGCCTTGATCATAAGACGCGATGCCCGTACCGCCGTTGGCGGCCACAAGAGTGCCAGCAACAGTGACGTCGCCCTTCGTGGCGCTATTCGGCGTGAGGCCCGTGGTGCCGAAGCTGATGGAGGTGACTGCAAGACCGCTCGCGGCACTCCAAGAAGGAGCTGCGCCGGTGTTGCCAACGAAGAACTGACCATCCGCCCCCGCGACAGTGGTTGCCATCGCGGTGGTGGTTGACCCGTAAACAACGCCGTACTGGGTCAGGTTCGATGCCTGCCCCGTGCCGCCGTTAGCGACCGGCAAAGTGCCCGTGACGTGTGTCGTCAGGTCGACCTTGCCGTATGACGGGGCGACGCCGATGCCGCCTGAGATCAAGACGTTGCCGGTGGCGACATCCGCCAGCTTGGCGAGGCTGGTTGCGGTATCGGCATAGAGCAGATCGCCAATCGCATAGGACGACTGTCCCGTGCCGCCATTGGCCGCAGGCAGCGTGCCAGTAACGCCAGCAGTCAGGCTTACCTGGGACCAAGTCGGAGCCGCGCTGGCACCGCCAGAGGTCAGAACATAGTTGGCAGTGCCGTATGTGGCGCCGCCAATACCAAACTGGCCGGATGGGCCGACGCGGAAGCGCTCGACTGCGCTAGCAGCGCCCAGCGCGCTCGTGTGGAACGAGATGTAGGTGCCTTGGGCGGTATTGGTGAAGTTCTCCGCTGCCTCAAGGTCAATGCGCGCAACTGAAGAAGAGGAGAACGCAGAAGCGCCATACCCTCGACCAGTGACCTCAACCAAGATGTCGTCGGTCTGCGTAGCCGTCGGAGACGCGGCCGTGCCACGGGACTGACGGCCAGTATAGGCAGGATAGCTGCCGGTACCGAAAGCATCCTGCGTGATGCGTGTTACTGCGCCATCCGCACCGACAACATGCAAATCCGTACCGGCCGGAAGTGAACCGGCTGGCATAGCGGTCTGCGTCGGCGAAACAACCGCAAGAGTCGTGTCGGGGCTGGCGGTGCCAAGACCGAGATAGTGATTGGTAGCGTCCCAGAAGAACTCTGCATTGTCCTGAGAATAGACCCCGCTTGCTCCCGCAAAGAGTACTGAGCCCTGCGTGAACTGCGTTGCAGTGCCGGTACCGCCATTGCCGACCGGCAATGTGCCGGTGACGTGAGTGGTCAGACCAACCTGACCCCACACCGGGGCAGTGGTGACACCGCCAGACAGCAAGACATTGCCAGTAACAACATCGGCCAGTTTCGCAAGGCTTGTCGTCGTGTCGGCGTAGAGCAGATCGCCGACCGCATAACTCGTCTGGCCGGTGCCGCCATCCGTTGCGGGAACGGTGTTCAGGCTGATCGTATTGCCGGACTTAGAAAGCGGAGAGTTGACGAGGATGTTGCCGGAAGAAGAGGTCTGAACCCAGTCCAGGTTGGTGGAACCGACGTTGATGGTTCCAGTCGTCACCATCACCCACGAAGTGGAACCCCAGGTGTCGCCGCCTTGAACGAACACGCTGGCGCCAGTCTCAATATTCTGGGGACCGGTGCCGGTTGCATCAAAGTCAGTCGTGCGCGTTAGAACCCAATCTGATGCGCCACTGCCGACCGTAGTGACCTCGTAAATGCCATTCTCATACGCATTGGTCTGATTCTTGACCAAGATGCGGTCGTACTGGCTCGCGTTGTAGTTATCGACTTCAAACGCAGCCTGCGCGCCGTTGTTCGTGAGCGTGGCGCCGACGCCGCCAACTCCATTGTCATAATCCGCAGTCAGGTTTGCGGTAGTTGAAGCCTGCGCTTCTTCGTGGAACGTCGTGTTAGATACAGTCGCAACTTCATTGTCGACATACTGCTTGGTCGCCGCCTCAAGCGCAGAAGACGGATCTTGCGTCAGCGTGACGCTGTCCAGGCCAGCCAATGTGGTGGTGCTGTCGCCGAGCGCTAGGATGTCTGAACCGATAGTGATGCTGTCATTATCAAGATCGGAATTTGGGATCGTGGCGTTCGCAGTGAATGCGCTTGTGCCATTGCCCTGCACATAACCGGTGAGCGTCGTCGCGCCCGTACCACCATTGCCTACTGCGAGCGTGCCGCTCACATGCGTGGTGAGCCCGACCTTGCCGTAAGATGGTGCGGCGCCAACGCCGCCAGACAACAGGACGTTGCCAGTAGCAACATCGTTCAGTCGGGCAATCGTCGTAGACGTGTTAGCGTACAGAACGTCGCCAGTCGTATAGCTAGCGAACCCAGTGCCGCCCTGCGGAGCAGAAAGCGGAGTGGTCAGGCCCGACAGGCTGGTGATGTCGCTGTTTGCGCCGCTGGCCGCTGCGCCGAGGTTGGAACGAGCCGCCGACGCGGTGGTCGCGCCCGTGCCGCCCTTTGCCACGGCAATCGTGGTCGCGTTCCAAGTGCCGGTGTTGATAGTGCCGAGGTTGGTAGCGCCGGTAGAAGTCAACGAGGTGAAATAGCCAGCATCTGGCGTGGTTGCGCCGATGATCGTGCCATTCACGCTGCCGCCAGTGATGACAACGGCGTTTGCACTTTGCGTGGCCATCGTGCCCAGGCCAGTAACCTGGGTGCTGGGGATCTGGATCGCGATGTCGTTCGCGTACGTGAGCTGCCCGGTATCAAGGACCGTAAAGCGCCCAACATTCAGCGCGCTGCCGTACGTGCCGGCAGAAACGCCGGTGGGCGTCAACGAACCAGGGTCGATGGAAAGATCTTGCCAGAGCGGATCGCTGGTGGGGCCAGCGGCAGTCAGAACCTGACCGGCCGTGCCGGAGGTCAGCGCCAACCATTCGGTAGCGCCACGGTACAGCATGTTGCCGCGCGTCGTGCCGATGATGTCCAGCACTTCGGTGGGCGTGACATCCTGCGGAGTTGTGGAACCGCCAGTGACGTTCGCCTTAACCGTCCCGGCGGGCATGTTCGTAAGGTAGCTATTTGCTACCGCAGCGGCCTCAAGGCCAATCGTGCCGGTCGTGGTGATGACGCCGCCGGTGATCGGCGAGCTGGTCGCAATGCTAGTGACGCCGGGTGCCGGATACTGAGACTGGCTGTACTGCGCAATCTGATCCGTAGTCACCCGGACGGAAGTGCCGGACTGCACCGCCTCAAGTTGCTCGTCACCGTTAAGAGACGTGCCTGCCGGTAGGTTGGGGATCTGCACGTTGCTCATGTAAGCGGCCCCGTCTCAGGAACAGTGTCATTGCCATACGGCAAACCAGGATCGTCGTTGCCCGGAGCATTCGGATCTGTGCCCGGCTGCTCGTTCAAGCCGCCCGGCGGTTCGCCCGTCTGCTGGACAACGCGAATGTCGTCGTTTTGAGTAATGCGCGTATCGCCGCCAGGAACAGGGATACCAGTAATTGGATCGACCGAGTTCTGACCGGACGTCGTGCGGTTGTTCGATTGATCCGCGACAAAGTACTCAATACGCGGGTTGAGGATCGGCACCGGATCTGCGGGCACAACAATCGCGCGGAGCTGCTCCTGCGGAGTGTCGTAGCATCGATTGCAGACAAGAATGCGCTTGTTGATCAGAGACGCGCCAGCCCAGTCGAACTGCCAGCGCAGATCAACGTGATTGTACCTGAAGCCGCATCGGTCGCAGATCGCGTGCGCTTGTGGCGCGCGTGAACTTGTTCTTGCTCTGCCCGCCTGAGATGCGTACGCCATGCGCTACGGCCTGTAATAGCCGGCGATTTGCGGAGAGATATATTGAGATGCTTGCTCTACATCCTGATAAGCCGCGACATTGTACGACTCATCAGCCATGGCCTTGAGCGCGACCGCCTTCTCCGGCGACCAAATCTTTGACAGCCGATATGCCAAGCCGTCGGCGAACGCCTCGAGCCAGCGGTACGGGATCTCAACCGTCTGGCCATTGGTCAGATTGGAATCCTGCACCTGCCGCGTGCGGTAGTACTTCAGATACTGCGCGCTGGTGCCGTCCGGCACCGGCCAGAGGGTGATCGTCGGCGACACCAGACGATCAAACCAGAACACAGTGCTGAAGCCCTGCTGGTCCTTGTTCGGATAGCTCGCGTATTCCGTGCGGCTGATCGGCAGGATGAGGCGGTCGATAGGATCGGTCACGCCATCATCGATCCGCATGTACGCATCCAGCACCATAATCGTGCTGGCATCGACGCTGTAAGTCGCCTGCCCCTGCACAAGAGGGACGGACACGAGATCAACGGTCCAGAGGTTGACGCCCTTATTCGCCCACGTTGACAACATCATGTTCGTCGCCATACGCGCCGACTGCATATGTTCTTGCAGCAAAGACGTGTTGCGCAAACCAGCGATGTTGAACGCATAAAGCGTCAGCTCGCCAAGCGACGGATCGAACGAATATGTGCCGCTAGTGGTCATGACTTAAAACGTCACGTTGCCAGCCTGAACGAAGGTAGCGGTAACCGAGCCACTGCCACTATTGAGCTTGATGCGCGCAAACGTCGGGATAAGCGACGTGAAGCTGGTCTGCTTCGCAGCGGTAGCGCCTACGACGTTGGCATCAGTAGAATTGAACCAAGTCACGTCATTAACCGCAACTGCGTCCGTGGGCGAGTTAGGATCGTCCATCGTCGTCTCCAGCGTGTAGTTTACGGTGCCAGACTTGTTGATCTGCACCGACACGTTGGGAAGGGCCCAGCTATCAAAACGCACCCAAGAACTGTACTTGACGCCTGCTGAAGCATCAGAGACAGAAACAGTTACCGGAATCATTGGCGGCTCCTTTGCCTAACAATCCCATTTCCGCAGGGACTTGTTAATACGACTATTCGGGTCTTTCGCGGTCTTCGCGCCAGTGAGCTGCTTCTTCATGCCTTCCATGCGGGCGCAGAAGCTCCGGCGGCGTGCCGCGGCCATCTTACTATGTCCTGCCTCCTCGCGGGATACCGGTCGCTTAATACTGCGCCCTTCCGCTCGCAAGGATGCGCGGCCCTTTTCGTTCAGGCCGCCTTCCGGGTTCTTACCCTCTTTGCGGGTCCATGCACCGGCCATGATAAATCCTCAAAAGGAAGGCGGGGGCCGAAGCCCCCGCCGACCCGTTAGTCGATGCGCTCGACCTTACGGCCCTTAGCCGGCGTACCGGCATGAGCAGACGAAAGCGGGTTCATGTTAGAGCCCGCACGGCCGCCAGACTTGCGCGGCTTGCGCCCGGCATTGGCCTTCGCCATGCCCTGCACCTTGCCGACGCTCTTCTTCTTGGCCCGACCACCGCGCTTACGTTCCTCAGCTTCGTCATTGACGTTGCTCTGGTAGGTATAGCGCTGGTTCTTCTTAGCCGCGTCCTGTTCCCATTCGCGGTCACCAGTCGAGGGAGACTCGACGTCACCGCCTTCAGCGTACTTGCGTGCCATAGTCTAGTGCTCCTGTTACGACGGGTTGACCGCGATGCCGGTAGTGGCGGCATCAGGCGCGGCGCCATCAACATAGATCTGACCAAGGCTGTTGGCATCGGTACCGAACTCGGTAATGCCAACCATGGTCGGATCCTTCATCAGCAACATGCCGCCGGTGGACGCGGCGAGCGTCGCGAGGGCGCTCATCGTCGTCGAAGTCGACTTGACGTTGTTGATGAACACGCAACCATCAAACAACTGGTACCGATCCATGCCAGCGGCAGCGGCCGTGACGCCGAGGGCGCCAGCAGCACTGGTCTGGAACGGGAAGGTGCAGTTGTAGAAGCGGTTGCGCGCGGTGCCGCTCGTGAAGTCAAGCGAAGCGTTCGCCGCCGTACGCGCCGTGGTGTCGCCACCAATGACGCAGTCGATGAACGTGTTTTCGCCGCTTCCACGGACACTGAGCGAGCGGCTGGTCGTGCTGTTCGCCGACGCAGTGTCGTTCATGCCGAGGAAGCTGACTCCAACGTACGTGTTACGGCCACCAGCTTCGATCCACGCGACCTGACCGGTAGCACCAGTCGAGAAGCCGTTGTAGACCGAGAAGTTGGCGAAGTAGCAGCCCTGGCCGGTGACATTGAACATGTTGCCGGAGTTGCCGAACGTCGCCGCCGTATACGTACCCGTCGGCGGAGCAAAACGAGCACGAGCGTTGAGCGTCGGAGCCGTCTGCCCAATAAGATGGGTAGCGTTCTTTGCCCAAGTAATCGTGCCAGTCGTGGCAGCCGAGTTGATGGTCTGCGCGAGTGCGGTGGACATACGAGCAGTGCCCGTCGTCGCGCCGTCACCAACAATCACGACCACGTCATTGTTGCCGCTCGTGCAAGCATTGTAGCCCGCATAAACGGTCTGGAACGGATCGTTAGCCGCACCGGTACCGCCGTCAGAACCGTTGACCGGATCGACGAAATACCAGCTGCCCGTGTACATCGGCGCACCGCCGATGCCCATAGTCGGGACGCCTGCGACCTCCAACCCGCTAAGATGAGTGATACCCATGGGTCAGCTCCTTAGTGGGTGGGGAACGAACCGTAGATGGAGCGCCAGTTGTAATAGCCGAAGCTATAACGCTCGTAGCCCTTCACCAACAGGTTGTCCGTGACGAAGTCGACCTGCATGTCCGTCTCAAACTTGACGCGTTCCATGTAGGACAGACCGTCAATGTTCGTGAGCAGGAACCAGAAGTAGGCGCTGGTCAAGAAGTCGTTGACCATGTAGCCCTCCGGCAGGCCGCCCGCAGTCGACATGATTGCGTTGACATCGTTGTCGGCAGTGCCCACACGCAGTTCCGTCTTCGTCAGACGGATAGCAACCGGCTCAAGCTGCGCAGGAACAACGAGCTTACGCGCACGAGCGAAGACCTTCAGGCCAGCCTGATCCTTAAAGTTCGTACGAACTGCGATCATGCTGTTCAGAAGGCTCGACTCGTTCAGATCGACCTGAACGGACGGCTTGTTGGCGACCGTGCCACCATCAATCGGGTGGTCGGTGGCGCAGAGCGCCTTGCCGTCACCGCCGATGTTGGCGTTGTAGGTCGTCGCCGTGTTGAGCACGTTCGCGCCGTAGATTTCCTTGGTCTGCTGGAAAGACTCGATCAGACCGAGGTTCGACGGGTGGAACTGCGTCTTGTACAGGTTGTCGTCAATGGCCTTGCGGGTGATCGCGTAGCCAAGAGCAATTTCAGTGTGCTCCTGGTTGTACACATAACGCTCGCCAGCGCCGTTATCGAATGCAGTCTGACCGCCTTCAGTCTTCAACTGAGCGAGGCCGAGGTACCGCATTTCGGCGGTGCGCTCGAGCGCCATCTTCGAGTCGTGCTTCGTGAAGATCTTGTCATACTGCGACGGGATCATCTCGTACTTGCCTTCGAC